TTTCACGGGTGGAACGGACGTTCAAGCCCAAGCGACCAACGCTGTATTGACAAAGACCAACGTTCGCGAGACTTATCAGACTCTCGATGGAGAAGCTTATAAGACTGTTAACGTCGAAGGCACATTCCAACTCGATATGCTTGCTGACTGGGGTAAAGCTAACTCAGTATGCGAAGCACTTTGGACAGCAGCAGAGACAGCACCAGACACCGACATCAGCATCACACTAACGGCCGCATCGGGCGCTCAATTCGTTTTCCCAATTAAGCCAGAGTTTCCTACTGCTGGTGGTTCGGGAATCGACGCTCAGACTGTATCCTTCACTTTCAAAGTATCAAAGGGCGCAGTAGTAGAGACATTTAGTTAAGAGGGAGATCGGGAGCTATGAAATTAAGTATTACAATTAAATATACGAACGGCGAGGAAGTCACCTATAACGCTGGACTCCCTGAGTGGGCGAAATGGGAACGCAAGACTGGCAAGTCGATTTATTCGATGAAGGATATTTCGGGCTACCAACAAGCGGACTTCCTCGACCTAGCCTACTTCGCTTACAAGCGCGAAGCGGCAGGAAAACCGACTAAATCTCAAGAGATTTGGGAGTTATCGGTCGAGGAAATGACGATAGGAGATGAAAGCCCAAAAGCTTCGAATCCGGAAGCATAAACCGACTCATAGTTGAGATCGCAATAGCAACCGGAATCCCGATGAGCGAATGGACTGACATCGACCAAGTATTAACGGCGATTGACATATTGAAGGAGCGCAAAGGTAATGGCAGATGAGCCGATTTCCTATGACAAGCGCGAACTTAGGTCAATCATTACCGCCTTCAAAGCGATGGACGATGAAGCTGTTGATGCGGCTAAACGCGAAAGTTTTGCGTTGGCTCAATATGCCGCCAACGAAGTTAAAGCCTACGGAATCACTCGAACCTTTGGACAAGCCGTTGTCAATCGCATTACAAGTGGCGTTAAAGTTTCCAAAACCTCGAAGATTGGCGAGTTCTCTTACGGATTCGCGTCTCAGCGTTTCTCTGGTGGAGGATCAACTAAAGACCTCTGGGCAGGTTACGAGTTCGGATCTAATCGTTATCGTCAGTTCCCAAGACGCACTCCCCGTAAGGGTCGAGGAAATTCTGGCTATTTCATCTATCCAGCACTTCGCAAAATTCAGCCTGAACTGATTCGTAAGTGGGAAGAAGCCTTTAGCAAGATTATTGGAAAGTGGGATGATTAATGGCCGGAAGTAGAACGCTCAAGTTATCCATCCTTGCCGACGTTGATGACCTTAAGAAGAAGCTGGACGTAGGCTCTAAAGAGGTTGAAGGTTTCGGCGGTAAGTTAGAAAAGTTTGGCAAAGTCGCCGCTGCCGCTTTCGCTGCGGCTGCCGCCGCTGCCGCTGCTTATGCTGGCAAGTTAGCGATTGAAGGCGTCAAAGCTGCAATTGAAGACGAAGCAGCTCAAAAGCGTTTAGCCACAGCCCTAGAAAACGTTACGGGCGCAACTGAAGCGCAAATTGCCGCAATTGAGGATCAAATACTCAAAACCTCATTAGCGACAGGAGTAGCCGACGATAAACTTCGGCCTGCTCTTCAGCGTTTAGCTACTGCCACAGGTGACGTCACAAAAGCTCAAGACCTTTTGCAACTATCGCTTGATATTTCAGCCGCTACGGGTCGCGACGTAGAATCAGTTTCAGCAGCTTTAGCAAAGGCTTACGACGGCAACAATAGCGCTCTTACTCGTTTAGGGCTTGGCATTTCTGCCGCTGAAGCTAAAACTCTTGGCTTTGAGGGAACTGTTAAGCAACTAGCCGACACATTCGGCGGCGCTGCGGCAACTCAAGCCAATACTTTTGAAGGCCAGATTAACCGCTTGAAAGTTAGTTTTGATGAAGCTAAAGAATCTGTCGGTGCTGCCTTGTTGCCTATCCTGCGCCAACTTTTAGATTATTTTGTCAACGTTTTAATTCCAAAATTCCAAGAGGCAAAACGAGCCGCAGTTGATCCCATTGTTAAAGCATTTAAAGACAATGAAGCGGCTTTGCGCGACTTATGGGCATTTGCTAAAAATTTCTTAATACCTATTTTTGAGAACGGCTTAGTCGCAGCTATTAAAGCGGTCGGTGCTACTATCGCTGGAATTATTACAATCGTCGCAACTGTAACAAATAAAGTAAAAGAATTAGCCAATGACGTTATTGACGCAGTAAACAAAATTATTCGCGCTTACAATGCAATTCCAATTTTGCCTAACGTTTCAACCATTCCAAATATCGGCACATCACAAACGGCAATCACGGGTTCGATCCCAACCTCAAGCCTTCCATTTGGCGGTGCATCAGTAGGCGCAACGACAAGTTCTAGTCCGAGCATAACTTCAGCGCCGATTCCTGTCGTAACCACAGCAACTACAACGGCCAAGCCAAGCGTTTCAGTTCCAAGTGTTCTCACACCTAGCGGACAACCTATTTCATCAAATTTCAACGTAGCAGCTGTCCGCGCTGGTGAAGAACGCGGAAATGTCACAGTTAACGTAATGGCCCCAAGCGCAATTGACGAAGAAGGTTTTACTCGCGCTGTTGTTTTAGCCCTCAATAACTCAACCAATCGCGGCACTACCGGTGCTGGCGACCTACGGACTAACGCACAGATTCTATGACCGCTTGGACGCCCGTATGGAGAGTGAGAGCTAACGGCGATACTGTCACTGGCGTAACTCTTGCCAATCTGACTATTACGTCTGGCCGAACCGATATTAACTCGCCTACTCCTGCTGGTTATTGCTCTTTGCAACTAATTAACACAGATAACAGCGTTTATACTTTTGCAGTTAACACTTCAATTCTTATCGAGGTGCAAGACTCAAACGGCGATTATGTGCCGCTCTTTGGCGGTCGCATTTCCGACCTTCGCCAAATTGTTACAAGCGCGGGATCTGAGGCGGCAGTTACCACAATAAACATCACAGCCACCGGAGCTTTAATTAGACTTCAACGAGCCACCTTTGATGGCAATTTAGCCGAAGGATTAGACGGAGCACAAATTCTTGACTTGCTTGATGATTTATTATTGGCTAGTTGGAATGAGCTTCCACCGGCCGAAACTTGGGCTACTTATGAACCAGCCACAGAGACTTGGGCTAATGCTGGAGATATTGGTCTAGGCACTATTGACGCTGGCGAATATACTATGGCCAGCCGACAAATTACGGATCAAGTCATTTCTAACGTCGCTAATCAAATCGCATCCTCAGCTTTGGGTTATCTTTATGAGGACGCTAACGGTAATATCAACTACGCCGATGCGAGCCACCGACAAGATTACCTAACCGCCAACGGATACACCGATTTGGACGCCGCTCACGCAATTGGCGCGGGAATCGGAATAGTCCAGCGACAAGGCGATATAGCGAACAAAATCATTATTGATTATGGGAATAACTTTAACTCTCAATACGTAGCCCAAGACACGGGCTCACAATCTACTTATGGACTATATGCCGAGCAGTTCTCAAGCTATCTCAAGAACACATCCGACGTTGAGGATATGGGCGATAGGCTTATTCAGCTTCGAGCCTATCCTCGCTATCTTTTCCAATCCATAACCTTCCCACTTCAAAACCCTGAGATTGACGATGCCGACCGAGACGCTTTGTTGAATGTCTTTATGGGTCAACCCGTCCGAATTACTAATTTGCCGCCTCAAATGCTAGGTGGCGAGTTTACGGGTTATATCGAAGGCTGGACGTTTAGGGCGTCGGTAGGTGGCCTTTCAATTACCTTCAACGCTTCACCCACAGAGTTCTCGGCCGTAGCTCAACAATGGGCGCAGGTCAACGCAGCAGAAAGCTGGAATAGTGTGCTTAATACCTTAGAATGGCAGGACGCGATAGGAGTGATTAGTTAATGGCAACAACAACGAATTTCGGCTGGGAGACTCCGGACGACACAGATTTAGTCAAAGATGGCGCTCTTGCGATGCGCACATTGGGCAACGCCATCGACACTTCTTTAGTCGATCTTAAAGGCGGAACGTCCGGACAAATCCTTTCCAAAAATTCCAATACGGATATGGATTTTGTGTGGATAACTAACGACGTCGGCGATATTACAAACGTCGCAGTAACGAGTCCGATTACAGGTGGTGGCTCATCTGGCTCGGTAACAATTGGCATTGAAGATGCAACGACCGCTCAAAAGGGCGCTGTTCAACTAACTGACTCAACATCGAGCACATCAACAACAACCGCAGCTACTCCAAATTCAGTTAAATCTGCTTATGATTTAGCAAACGGAGCAATTCCTAAAACTTTAACAACCACCACTGGCGATTTAATTTATGCTTCAGCGGCAAATACCCCAGCTCGACTTGGTGTCGGAACAACGGGACAAGTTCTAACTGTTAGTGGCGGAGTGCCTACTTGGGCTGCGGCTGCGGCAGGTGGCAAAGTTTTGCAAGTAGTTCAAGGAATTAAAACTGATACGGCAAGCACAACAAGTCAAACTTTCGTCACGACGGGATTGAGCGTTTCTATTACTCCATCTAGTACTAATTCAAAAATTCTTGTTTTTGCTATGACTTCATTTGGTTTAGATCCAAACCAATCAAATGTTTATGCGTCTCTTTATCGCGATTCCACAGCAATTATTCAAGGTGATGCGGCTAGCAATAGACCAAGAATTACAACGATGAACTATGTTGGCAATGGTAATTTTGGAGGACAAACTTCAATCGTTTATTTAGATTCACCTTCCAGCACAAGTGCTTTAACTTATGCTGTTTATTATAGAAGTTCTGAAGGCGGAACTGTCTATGTCAATAGAACTTCCGGTGACAATAATGCCACAACATATTCGCCGAGAAGCGCATCCGTCATTGTAGCAATGGAAATAGGTGCATAATGAATCATAAAGCAATTCGTAAGGCATACCCTAACGCAATAACAATTGACGATTCATTAGGGGCTTTTGATGCGGATGGAAATTTAATAGAACTTGATGATGCCAAAATAAAAACAGCTGAAAAAGAAGTCATCGCAGAGGCGAAAGCAGCAGCCGAAGAAGTTGAAGCCAAAAGAATAGCGACCTTAGCTAAATTGGCTGCATTGGGAATAACCGAAGAAGAATTCAAATCCCTTTTTGTATAATGGCTAAACTGTGCAAAGCTGGTCAACAGCTTCGGGAGCAAATAGACGATGATTATCCTGATCGCGATCGCAAGTCTGATGGTTGGGTGGCTGATGCTCGTCACGTTGCCAAAGGCAATTCTAACCATATACCAGACTCTCGAGGAATCGTCCGAGCTTTAGATATTGACGCCAACCTCAACGCGCACCCTGAGGAAACTTATGCGCTAGTGGAAAAGATTCGTAAGTGTGCCAAGCGCGGAGATAAACGCATTAAATACATTATTTACGACGGCAAAATTATGAGTCCGATATTGGGATGGAAGCGCCGGAAATACAAGGGCGCTAACCCTCACCGCTCGCATTTTCATATTAGCTTTACAACTTTGGCAGACAACGACTCAAGCTGGTTTAACCTTGAAGGAGACAATAATGAGCGACCTAAAGAAGATGGCGGAAAGTTGGGCCAAGACCTTTCTAGCAACCGCCCTAGCAAGCTATCTCGCGGTGGGTTGGGATGTCGATGCGATTGCAAATGCGGCGCTAGTATCAGTCTTGCCTAGTATTATTAACTGGCTTAACCCTAATTACGAGCGTTACGGAAAAGTCCGGTAATGGACGCTAATACCATCGCTGGATTCGTAGCTTCAGTTCTCGGATCAATCGCCCTTCTTATCGCTGGGCTTCGTTACATTATCAAATTAGAAAATCTTCCCATTGTGTCGCGCCTTGATAAAATGGAGTCTCAGTTAGAATTAGCCCTATCGAAGAAGGTGGGGGCTAATGGCAACAAGAAAGCGCGTTAAGAAGCCAGTCAAGAAAACGGCTAAATCTAGGCGCACAGTTAAAGAGCTGCCTACCAAACTGGATTTCTGGGCGATTGCCTGTAAAGAGATTTACGAGACTTGCCGCCGTAACGGAATGGACGAGGGCTTAGCTCTTGCTTTCGCTATGGATCGAAGCGCTTGGCCTGATTGGGTAATCGACCCACAAGATCCGATTAGAAAAATCGGGTGGGAAGATGGCGAGGAAGACGTCTAATTTACTTACGCGAGGTTGAGCTATTCGAGGCTCTCAAGTCGGTTTATCCGGACTTGACGCCTTTATCGGCGACCGACCGAGCTGACGGCATTACCCACGACGCCTATATCGAGATGAAGTGCCGCCGCACTCATTACCCCACACTCTTAATTGAAAAGAAGAAGTGGGATTACTTGGCCGAAATAAGGGCTAGAACGGGCGCTAGGACGCTTTATATCAACTCCACCCCACAAGGGGTCTATCAGTTCGATTTAGGGGCTATAAACGAGCCTGAGTGGCAATTAAAGGCCCTTCCAGATAAGACCGACTTCGCCAATAGTGGCAAGGTTGAGAAGCTTTGCGGCTTCCTAGATATACAACACTCCGAACTCCTACTTGTCTAAATCCATTTAATTAAATACATTTATCCCGTAAATCCATTTAAGGGTTACAGAACGGGAGAGTAAGTGATAAATAATCCAGCAATAATTCG